TGCCCTTCCGGCGGACCAAGGGCTAGCCCTTGGAACCATTTAAAAAAACAGGGCAAAAGCAAAAAGTTTTTATTAAGTCATAGTAGTCTGAGTGGCAGTAGGATCATCCTCAGCATCGATAACTTGGACTATATCATTAGAGTCCAAATCCTTATTAGTAATTGTAGATTGCATAACATTAAATCTATAATTAGCATTAGTAGGAACAAGATTAAAATTATATGTTTTCCTAAACAAATAACCTATTCTAACAGCACCAGAAGTAACACCTCTAAGATGAGTTGTTCCAATCTGAGCAAATACAGGGGTCGCACTAGCTTCTTCTACACAAATAACATAAGTTTGACCTCTAATACTTCCATAATACGTAGTAGGCCCAGCAACAACAATAGTACTATCTCTTTTAAGCATGTCTTTATGACAAGTAAAATTATGATACACAGTAAAATTCATCTTATGCGTAGACCCTGGTTCTAAGTTAATCACTTCTTCTTTCTCAACTTTCCATTGACCAAGTAAAGATTTTCTTACTCCTCGATTAAGATTACCCCAAGGAGAAATACAAGTTTGATTAGAACCAGGCACAATACTATACTTCCAATCACCAAAAGTAGGAGTAGTGGAAGGTGCACTAGGAGGATAAACAGTTGCATATGTTGTAGTAGCATTTATATCAGTTGCACCTGCATAAAACAAATCAGCAGGAGAATCAACTGTACCATTATTACGAGCCTTATAAATTACTACTTTTAACTTACAATTAGTTTGCTGAAAATTACATAATTCCAAATGACAATTAGTACTTCTTAACATCAACATTTCAGTAGCAGGTGCAGCAGTTTTCAATATAGGATCACCGGCTTCATTACCAGTAACCAATTGATCAGGATTCAGATTAAAAAACGCTTTGTTATTAACATTCAAACTCAAATCAGAAGCTAAAGCATCCAACCATTCACGAGAATGGTTTATAACAGCAACATTACTAATATCAACACAAGAACCACACTGATTAATATCAGCAGCAGTTCCTCCTTCAGTAAACGTACCAGTAGACACTTCACCAGATTGACAAACAGTATAAGTCCATGACGCATCTTTAATCTTAGGTTCTTTAAAAACACCAAGTTTAAAATTAGTATACGACACTGAATTATGACTAGCAGCTTCAATCATTAAAGACCTTTTAGACGATTTAACAATTTTCCGAGTTGTTGACCTACCCCTAGATTGACTTCTTTTGCGTTTAGGGGAAGGGCCAGGACTAACATGAGCAGATCTAGCAGAACTTCTCTTTCTTTTACCCCAAGAACCTCTAATACCAAGTTTAGAGTTCCTTCTTGAACCAGTTACACGACCAGGCATTTAAAATTAATTAAGAAGTTTTATTAGAATAACCTTCTGTTAACTCTTTGAAAAGACCTTGAGCCGCCTCCACGTCTTGCAACAGCATTGCGTCTTCGTAACCCTGATCGGCCAGTAGTGCCAACACGTCGTCCAATAAAAGGATTGTACGGCCGAAAAGCGAGATTAGACAATGATCCTCTAAGGGGAGTTCCTGAATTAGATCTTGAAGGGCTCGGGTACCAATATCGTGCTTGAGAGTTTCGATCCATGACATATTAGATCTATAAGCAACTGTTGCTTATATACTAAAAACGCACTGACCGCACGGACCGGAAAAACAGAAAAATGGAAAAATGCTATATTAAATCGGACACGGACGGAGCAGAGGGAGCAGGGAGCATTCATTCTGTAAGTAATACTAAGAGTGCTTACAGAATGAAAAAATGCCAGGGTCAATATTGGATGCTAACAATTCCTTTCCAACAATTTACACCATATCTACCACCAGATGTCGCCTACACTAAGGGACAACTGGAACAGGGCAAGGGCGAATTTAAATATCTTCACTGGCAGATCATCGTCTACTTCGCAAAACGAGTCTATTCAACTAGAGTCAAGGACATCTACGGAGACGGAATCCACGTGGAGCTCACCAAATCTACAGCAGCCGAGCAATACGTTTGGAAGGACGACACTTCTATCACAGGTACAAGATTCGAACTTGGCACAATCCCTTTCAGACGCCAGATCAAACGCGATTGGGACAGTATTTGGGAATCCGCCAAGACCGGGGCATTGGAGAGCATCGACAAAAGTGTACTGGTTCCATATTATAATGCCATCAAGAGAATCCGCCAGGATCATCTTGAACCAATTGCTATGGAACGAACATGTCACGTGTTCTGGGGTGACACTGGAACTGGTAAGTCTAGAAGAGCATGGGGAGAAGCTGGGATGGACGCTTATCCTAAAGATCCCCGAACAAAGTTTTGGGACGGTTACAACGGTCAAAAACATGTTGTTATGGATGAGTTTCGAGGAGCTATCGACATTGGACATTTGCTCAGATGGCTTGACAGGTATCCGGTCATTGTGGAAGTCAAAGGATCCTCCACAGTATTCAAGGCAGAAACAATTTGGATCACGTCAAACGTTGACCCAAGATCGTGGTACGATGGGCTTGATGAGAAAACAAGAGAAGCTTTACTAAGAAGATTGAAGATTACACACTTTAATAAAGTTTTAGGGCAAGGGTAAAAATATAACGATATCCTGCTGTTACATTGCAAGCACAGGGTTATCAATAGATTGTACACGTTCGCCTACGGGGCCCCTACCCCGAACGGCTCTTCATATTGCCCTTCCGGCGGACCAAGGGCTAGCCCTTGGAACCATTTAAAAAAACAGGGCAAAAGCAAAAAGTTTTTATTAAGTCATAGTAGTCTGAGTGGCAGTAGGATCATCCTCAGCATCGATA